TCGTATATGGTAGCACCTTCTAGACCGGGAGGAGCGGCATCTACTGGTACTGATGTAGAAGATATAGAAGAAATTCCAGAAGAAGAAATAGTAATGAGTGAAGCTCAACAAGCCGCATCGGAAGAAGCTATGTTGGAAGGTGCTGATATAAATGAAGCAACCGCAACGGCATATGAAGAAGTTCCTGATACTGCCGAGCCACCAACAGAAGAAGAACAAGCTATATTAGAAGAAAGAATTGATAACGAAGCTGAAGAAGGTGCAGCTGAAGTAGAAAAAGATTTACCACCAAAAGATAATCCAAAGAATCAAGAAAAACTAGAACCAATACCAAATTATAAATCAAAAATAAAAGTTCCAGACGAATTGGTTAGAGCTATGCGAAAGGTTGGGGTTGGTAAAACTCCATTGGATAGAGCACATTTCTTAGCACAGGTTCATGCGGAGACCGGTGGTTTTAGAGTTAAGACAGAAAGTTTGATGTATAGTGCTAGTAGATTATTACAAATATTTCCAAAGTATTTTAAATCAGAAGCTCAAGCTAATCAATATGCTAAGCAAGAACAAAAGATAGGAAACTATGTATATGGTAACAGATTGGGTAATGGGCCGGAATCAAGTGGTGAAGGCTTTAAATTTAGAGGTAGGGGGATGTTACAAGTTACCGGAAAAGTAAATTACGAAAAATTTGGTAAAATGGTTGGTGATAATTGGATTGCAAATCCTGATTTAGTAGCTCAAACAAAAGGTGGGGCTGAATCAGCTTGTTTATTTTGGAAAAGTAATAACATAGCAAAATATGCTACCGATGCTAGTATTAAACAAATAAACCTATGTGGTTGGCGAGTAAATGGTAAAAATCCACCAAATGGAGCTGAGGAAAGAATTAGAGAATTTAACAAATATTGGGGAGAATTGCAAAAAGACCCTACCCTTTGGAGTTAAATCTCAAAAATACTTAATTTAAATATTTATAAACATAACAAACAAAGAATAGAATATTATGAACACTGGTAAACTATTAGAAGCAATTCAAATTCTTATTAAAGAGGAGCTTAAAGAGCAATTACCTGCTTTAATTAAGGAAGGTGTGAAGGCTGAAATGAAAAAAATGCTATCTGAAACAAAGGTAGCAGCAAAACCACAATCAAAAGGTATTTCAATGGCTAAGGCTATTTTAGGCGATGAACCAATTCAAGAATCAGTTCAAACTAAAACAGTACCAACAAAGCAATACAGCAAAAATCCAATTATTAACCAAATCCTAAATGAAACAAGAGGTGGAATACCACAAGGTGATGGTGGATTTAGAACAATGAACTTTGGACAAGCTGATATGGGTTCTATTGTAGGTAAAAGCGCAATAGCTGAAAAAATGGGTTATGGTGATTTAGCGAAAGGACCTTCTCCAACAGGATTGGGTGTAAACACTGGAGTAGCTGAATTGGATAAGGCTTTTAACAGAGACTATTCAGAATTAGTAAAACGATTTAAGAAGTAATGGCAATTGTATTAGGACAAAAATTAGTACAAGATACTAAAAAGTATGAAGATTATGCGATAGGTATATCATTACCAATCCAAATCGGTAATACTGCGTTCAATCAAACCTTTACAACTAATGAGCAAATAAAATCAAATGTAAAAAATTTATTATTAACTAAAAAAGGTGAAAGGGTAATGCAGCCTGAATTTGGTAGTGGTTTGCAGGAATTACTTTTTGATTTTAATGATGATACTTTGCCTGGTAAAATTGAAGATGCTATAACAGCAGCTTTAGAACAATGGTTACCATATGTTACAATAGAACAAATAGATGTAGAAAGTACAAATAACAATAGAGATAACAATTTAGTTAATGTTTCTGTTACATTTGGATTATTAAATCAACCCGATTTAAACACTGTATCTTTTACAATAGCCGCTTAATAAATTAAAAATGGGAATAACTGTAACAAATAAAAATTTTAAAAATAAAGGAAAAGATATAAAATATCTTGATAAGGATTTTATTGGATTTAGAAATAATCTAGTAGAGTTTGCAAAAAGCTATTTCCCAAAAACATATTCTGACTTTAATGAATCATCGCCTGGTATGATGTTTATTGAAATGGCATCATATATAGGAGATTCTTTATCTTATTATATTGATGATACATTAAAAGAATCATTGATGGTATATGCCGAAGATATAAAAAGTGTATTAGCATTATCTCAATATTTAGGATATAAACCAAAAGTAACATCACCAGCAATCACAACATTATCGGTTTATCAATTAGTTCCTTCAATTGGAACTGGAATAAATAATTTACCTGATTCAAAATATTTTTTAAGAATTAAAGAAGGATTGCAATCAATTTCAACAAAAGATGGGATTGTATTTAGAACAACAGACGCTGTTGATTTTTCTGATGAAAATGGTAGAGAGATTAGTGTTTATCAAAGAGATGCTGCAACGGGAGAGCCAAGTTTTTATTTAATTAAAAAATACGTTCAAGTAATATCTGGTGAGTTGAAAGAGAAATCAGTTACATTTAGTTCATATTCTCCATTTGAAAAAATAGTATTGGATGAAACTGATGTAATTCAAATTTATGATGTTAGAGATAGTGGTAATAATAAATGGTATGAAGTACCATATTTAGCACAAGAAATGGTTTTTATAGATGTACCAAATACAGAAATAAATGATGCTGATTTATATCAATTTAAAACAACTGTACCATACATTTTAAAAACAATAAAAACTCCAAGAAGATTTGTTGCAAAAATAGATGAGGAAAGTAGAACTGTTATCCAATTTGGTGCAGGTGATTCATCGGCATCCGATGAGCAATTAATTCCAAATCTTAAAAATGTAGGATTAGGATTACCAAATTCTATTAGTAGATTAGAAGAATCATTTGACCCAACAAACTTTTTGAAAACAAAAACATATGGAACATCACCATCCGCAACAACAATAACTGTTAAGTATTTAACCGGTGGTGGTGTTAAATCAAATGTAGCAACTGGGCAGTTGACTAGAATCAATAAAATAGAGTTTGAAGAAGATACGCAAGCACTAACGGATGCAGAGAGAGCAATATATAACGCTACTAAAAACTCTGTAGCTATTGATAATGAAGTTACAGCTGCTGGAGGTAGAGGTGGTGAGACTGTTGAAGAAATTAGACAAAATGCTTTAGCAAACTTTGGTTCTCAAAATAGAGCAGTAACAGCAAAAGATTATCAAGTAAGAGTATTATCAATGCCTGCAAAATTTGGAGCAGTTTCAAAAGCATATGCTGTAGCCGATGGTACAATTGATAATAATTCGCCTGCATCTATATTAGCATCTCCAAACAATTTACAAGAGTTTACTGATTTGGTAATGAATTTTGTTAATATGCCTGATAGTGAAGAACCATCTGAACAATCTATAAAAGAAGATATTACAAATTATTTAATTGGAAAAACTTCAAATGAAAATGAAAAAAATAATCCTTTTGCGATTAATTTATATTTGTTAGGATATGATTTATTTGGAAGATTAGTACCACTTAGTAGAGGTGTTAAAGAAAATGTAAAGACATATCTAAATGAGTATAGATTATTAACGGATGGTATTAATATTAATGATGGATTTATTATAAACATAGGTATTGAATTTGAAATATCAGTTTATCAAAATTATAATAAGAGTGAGGTATTGGCAAAATGTATTTCAGAACTAAAAGATTATTTTAAGATTGATAATTGGCAATTTAATCAAACCATAAATCTGAGTGAAGTTGAATTATTAATAGCAAATATAGAAGGAGTTTCATCTGTTCCAAATTTATTAATAGTAAATAAATGTGGAGGTAAGTACGCACCAAATTCATATAATATAGAAGCGGCAACTAAAGCTAAGATTGTATATCCATCTTTAGACCCATCTATTTTTGAAATTAAATATCCGGATTCGGACATAAAAGGAAGAGCAAAATAATGGGATACTACTTTTTAACAGCATCAAAAGATGCAACGCTTTATCTTCAACAACCCAATCAAAATACTGGGCTTGATGAAATCTTAGAAATAAGTAAAATATATTATGGGAACATAAAAGATGTATCTCATGCTTTGGTAAAATTTGATGTAGGGTATATATCAAAATCAATATCAGATAATAGTATTGGATTTAATGATGCTACTTTAATTTTAAGAGAAACTGAAACAAATGAAATTCCATTAGAATATACAATATATGCAAATGCATTATCTGGAAGCTGGCAAATGGGTACTGGTACTCGTTTTGATAATATATCAACACAGGGTGCAACTTGGAATTATAGAGAAGGTGATACTAAATTAGATTGGTTGCAAAATAATTTTAATTCATTTACAACAGCTAGTATAAACAATGGCGTGGGTGGAACTTGGTGGACACAATATGCAGCTTCTCAATCATTTAATTATGAAACTTCTGATATTAATATGGATGTAAAATCTATATTAAGAGTTTGGATGAGTGGTTCTATACCAAATGATGGGTTTATTTTAAAATATGCAAACACAGATAATTCAAATGATGTAGAATCTAATACTGAAGATTATGGTGTAATTAAATTCTTTAGTAAAGAGACTCATACAATATATCAACCAAAAATTAGAATAGGTTGGGATGACCAATCTTATGTAACGGGTTCATTAACAGCATTAACTGCAGAAGATATTAAAATTGGTATTAATAATTTGAAAAAAGAATACAAACTAAATAGTATTGCTAAAATAAGAATATTTGGTAGAGAATTATATCCATTAAAAACTTTCTCAAATCAATTTGAATATACTACTCAAAAGTATTTACCACAAACTACATATTATCAAATAAGAGATTTTGTATCAAATGATATTATAATTCCATTTGGTAACTATTCTAAAATAAGTTGCGATGCTGATGGAAATTATATAAAACTTAATTTATCAAATTGGGAAGCTGATAGAGTTTATAAAATAGAATTTATGATTGAGCAAGATGGAGGCTCTCAATATTTTGATGATAACATAACATTTA